TACCCTCCCTTAGAACGGAATCTGATCATTAATCACCACCGGATTCTGTTGGTAGTGTAGATCTTGCTGATAGGCAGACAACTCATGTGCCAGCTTATCTGCATACTCAATCCCCATCTGGAACCAGTAGTCCTGATCTTCTGGATTGGCAAATGCTGCTACCACCATCATCTCACACAGACGTTCCGCTTTGAAGCGCAGACCATACGCCACATCTGGATCGTACTTGTACTTCAACATTGTCGTTTTCCTCTCAGTTTAATTGATTAAACGGCCTACGCTACGCTCCATGCAAAACATACCCGTTTAACCGCCCACCTTGTAAATGGACAAACTCATTACTCGCCACCCTCTTATATTAAAAAAAAAAAAAAAAAAAAAAAAAAAAAAAATAGGTAAAAAGAGAGAGGCCTTTCGACCTCTCCCGTTTCGCGTGTATCACACCCCATAGGCTGCGACGAAGGCGGCAATCTTGGTATCGAACGCGGCACGTTGCTCAATGGTTAGGCCCATGCGCTTATCGGCAATCTTGCGGATCAATCCGGCTGGCACGGCAATCTCAGTAAGGCGCGTTTCAGGCGTTTCACCCTCAAAATCGACAACATGCCCTCCCGTTTCCGCCTTGGTCTCATTGGCCTTGGACACTTGCGGCGCACGTTCGGACTTGGCCTTGTCCGCGATGTCCGCCTTGAACGCTGCCCAGTTTAGACCGAAGTTCGCGCCAACGCGTTCCGCCTTGCGCATGGTAGCCCGATAGACCGCCAGCGTCCCCGGCATCTGCGTGCCTTGAAGCTTGGCATCCTTATCGGAGAAACCCATATCACGGGCAATATCCGCCCAAATGGAATTGACCGAGAGGCCAGCTTCGCGCCCGTCATGTACAAAGCGCAACAGCTTGTTGGCCAAATCGGCCTTGGCATTGTCGTTTGCCACGATGTCGCGGGCGATTTGAACCGCGCCTTTGACGATGTTCGCCTTAAGCTTACTAGTCATTGTCTTGTGTCCTTCTAGTTGCAGGTAGGCCCTATGCCTCGCCCATGGTCAAAACAATAAAGAATTCCGCCCTTATGTCAATAGCAGTTTAATCGGTTAATTGGTAAGCATGACTTACCTATTGTATGAGACAAGATTCCTAGGGATTTCATAGGGTTAGATTCCTAGGCAGGGATTCCTAGTGTTATGCACTCACAAGTTGAGCCGGGACAAAGCCGGTACACCCAAAGATAAGCGCACCCCATGCACTCAATGCGTGTTACAACCTATGGTAAATCACCCCGTGGTTGTAGGAATTCTGTCCTAGTAGTATTCCCCAGTGTGGGTAAAAAAGTAGAGGGTACAACTTCTAGGTGCTTGACCCCTACCCCTACCCGTGGTACAAAGGGGGGGCGGGCCACCTCCATACCCCCTAATCACAACTTAAAATTTTCACAGAGAAATTCCAGAGAAATGGGGTTCCTACTATGGGTGGGGGCATTACCCATGGTTTATACAATATGTGGGACCGGGGGTGTAAAACATGAAGGTATGCACTTAAAGCATAGCTTCTATGCAAAATTATCTATTGACATGATTTGTGGCTTTTGGTATAATATACTTATAGAAAGAAACTTAAGGTCACTTATTGTAGAGATTAAATACAATCAGTGACAAGAGTTCAACATATATGTTATACTAATAGTAGGACAGAAAGTGATTTCTGTCTTTTCTTTTATATTTTGTCTTTAAGGATAGTTCTGTCTTAAAAGACCTGTCCCTTCTAGCGAACGTAGAGAGCGGAGTCGCATGGCGAAGAAACCCAACATAACAACGGTGACATCTGGGTATCAGGCCAATACGGCTCTGAACCAGAACTTCACCAATATCCGTGATCAGTTTGACAATGTGTTGTCGTTGGACGGTTCTACCCCCAATGCCATGCTTGCCGACTTCGACATGAATAGTTACAGAATCCTGAATCTTCCACAGGCTACCCAGCCGAATGATCCGATGCGTAAGCAGGACATTGAAGATACTCTGGACAATGTGTACGAACTATACAAACAAAGATATCTGGGGGCCTTTGCCTCCGACCCCACCACTGATAATGACGGAGGTACTCTTATCGCTGGTGCGGTCTACTACAATACTGCTGAGAATGATCTCAGATTCTACACAGGTGCCGGGTGGTATGCCTCGGGTGTTATTGATCCGAAGGCTCTGACAATTGAAAGCCCCACCGGGACTGACAATGTAACCCTCTTCTACAACACACAACCTCTTTCCATCACATCCATCGTTTCTCTGGTCAGGGGAACTTCCCCCTCAGTAACCTTTGAGATCCTCTGGGATGCGAACAGGGCGGGGTCTGGAACCTCTGCGGTGGAAGGTGGCATTACCTGTACAAACTCTACCACAGGTCTTGTGACAACTTCTCTGTCTCATACATCCATTCCGGCAAACAGATATGTCTGGGTAAGACTTACTGGATTGTCCGGTACGGTAACTGAGTTTAGTGTAACCGTGAACTTTTAACTCGCTTCAGCGTAAGGAATAGGAAATGGCTTCTTTTAATAAATACTATGTCTTCGTAGAAGATCTGGCCGAGAAGGTTCACAATCTTGGCTCAGATACTTTGAAGGTTGCTTTGTCCAACACAGCCCCCAATGCCAGCACACATGCTGGTCTGGCGGATGCTGCTGAGATTTCTGCCGGGAATGGGTACACGGCTGGGGGTAACTCTGCCGCTGTCACATCCTCTGCCCAGACATCTGGCACGTACAAGCTTGTACTGGCTGATCCTGCCACATGGACTGCCTCTGGTGGTTCCATTGGCCCGTTCCGTTATGTGATCCTGTACAACGACACCAGTACCGGGGATAGACTTATCGGTTGGTGGGATTACGGTACTGCCATTACTCTGGCCGATGGTGAATCCTTTACCACAGACTTTGACCCGTCCACTGGTGTTCTTACCATTGCTTAACAGGGGTATTTGATGACTGTCTCACTTAAGCATAAATTTACATCAGCCAAATCAGACGGTGCTGATACCTCTGTTGTCAGACCGTCTAACTGGAATGATGAACATGATTTGACTCTGGCTGCGTCAAAGCTTCTGGGTAGAGCCACTGCATCATCTGGTGCCGCTGAAGAAGTTTCTGTTGGTTCTTCCCTTGTCCTTGACCCTGCCACACAGACTTTGAAGAGAGCGGCTCTGACAGGTGATGTCACAGCTTCTGAAGATTCCAATACCACATCCATTGCTTCTGGTGCAGTTACCACAGCCAAGATTGCTGACCTGAATGTTACCACAGGTAAGATTGCAGACCTTGGTGTGACAACTGGCAAGATTGCGGATCTGGGTGTTACCACAGGCAAGATCAACGATCTGGCCGTTACATCTGGTAAGCTGGCTTCTGGTGCTGCCACTCTGGCCAAGCTTGACACCACCGGAACACTTAACTATGTCTTGACTGCACAAGGTTCTGGATCTGCCCCAGTATGGGCTGCTGCAAGTGGCGGCGGTGGTATGACTTTGTTAGGAACTATTACTACTACTTCTGGTGCTTCACAATCTATCAGCAGTCTTACTCTGACAGATTACAAATTGGTTATGTTAGTATTTCAGGGTGTAAGTTTTAACGTCTCTCCATCTGCTAATAGTTATTTTCTTCTTGGTCAGTCAACTTCAGATGACTTACAAATTACAGGAAATATTGATCGTGCTGACTATATATTTGGTATTGCAACTATTGATCTAACAAATGGAACATTTACTTTTAGTTATCATAATTCTACTTTAACATCTAATACCTCTTCTGGTACTACTGGAGACACATATTCTGGAGATTTACCAATTACCACAGCTTCTACATCTATTAGCATTGCTACCAATGTTGGAACCTTTGATGCTGGTTCTATTCGTGTTTATGGGATTAAGTAATCATGTACACAACAGTTGATACAAATGCAGTAACTGGTGAAGTAACTATTCGTCATTGGACTCAGCAAGAAATTGAAGCCAGACGTATTCGTCTCACCCCTCTGGCATGGAGTAATCTTCGTTCTCAACGTGACTCCTTGCTGAAGGAAAGTGATGCTTATGTTCTACCTGATCGTTGGGCTTCGTACTCGCCGGAGAAGCAAGCTCAGTGGTCAACATATCGTCAGGCTTTGCGTGATCTTCCCGAAAATACAACAGACCCTTTTAATCCTGTTTGGCCGACCAAGCCAGAAAAATAAGTTGAATGACTGATTCAGCATTTCAACCATATGCTTTTCAGACTAACTCTTTTCAGACAGGTCCAGTTGTAACAACACTGACTGCTGATGCTGGTTCTTATACACTTACAGGACAGGATGTTACCTTCCTGTCAGGAAACAGAATAGACCCTCTGGCTGGATCTTACACCCTACAAGGACAGACGGCTTCTCTGGTCAGAAGTTACACCTTGTCTGCTGGTTCTGGTTCCTTTACCCTGACAGGTCAGCCTGTTACCTTTGTCTATAATAAGAACTTTAGTGTTTCTGCTGGAACTTATACACTGACAGGGCAAGCAGCCTCACTTCGTCAAACACATACTGATCTATTTGCCCCTGCATTCTATCCGGTGACTGGTCAGAATGCTCTACTTAAAAAGCACAGTATTCTAAAGACTTCATATACTGCGAATGAAAGAGTATTCCAAGCAGATCTTGCTCAGACAGATATGGTACAGCTTACCGCTGCACAAAATGATATTAAGTTGATGGGTAAAGATGCTTTCTTCAACTATAGAAAGAATGTCAGAAGAGTTCATGTGGTGGTATGATGGATTGGATTAGCACAGCACTTAACATTGGCACCAAGCTTATTGACCGTATTCCTGATCCTGCTGCAAAGGAAAAGGCAGAGTTGGAGATGAGAGCCAGTCTTCTGGCGGCTCTTGTGGAAGAATCCAAAGGTCAGGCTGAAATCAATAAAGCAGAAGCTGGTCATCAAAGCCTGTTCGTGGCTGGATGGCGTCCTGCAATTGGCTGGGCCTGTGCTGTTGGTTTTGGATGGACCTTTGTAGGTCTTCCCCTGTTCACATGGCTTTTCACTCTTCTGGGTGTAACCACACCTCTGCCAGTTATTAACAATGACATCCTGATGGAACTTACCTTTGGTATGTTGGGTATGGGTGCCTTAAGATCCTTTGACAAATGGAAGGGAAAATCCAAATGACACCTATGTACCTTTTTATTATCGCCATCGTCCTTTCCACAGGTGAAATGCAGATCAAGCATACCATTGTTCCTGAATGTCCTTCCAAAGAAGAAGTAAGTAAGGTGATGAAGCCGATGATGGAATCTGGAGAAATCAAGATCTGGGGTGGTACATGCGAACCCCTTGTTCCTGCCAAAGAGGCATGAAATGTCTAGCGAGTTGGATACAGCGGTGGCCAGATTGGAAGTACAAGTAGAACGTCTTGAAGCTGACATGGTTGAACTGAAGTCAGACATTAAGGCTATTCGACAAAAGCTGGATAAAGCACATGGCAGCATTATGATGCTGATGATGGTTGGTTCTGCCTGCGCCACCCTCGGAGCCATACTCGCCAAGTTTATTTCGTGGAAGTTTTAAGATGCAATGGATGACTGTTGCCAATTCCCTGAAAGGTACAAAGGAAGCCCCCGGCTCTGTAAACAATCCTGTGATCGTTGGATGGGCCAAAGATCTGGGTGGGTGGATAGGTCAATTCTATACCAAGGACGAGATTCCGTGGTGTGGCCTGTTTGTGGCTCACTGCATTCACAAAGCTGGGTTGCCGTTCTCTCAGAAGAGCCTGTCAGCGCGTGAGTGGTTGAACTGGGGTGTACCGTGTGAACCTCAGTATGGTGCTGTGATGGTGTTTGGCAGAGAAGGTGGTGGTCATGTGGGCTTCTATGATTCTGAAGATTCTGTGGCTTACAACATTCTTGGTGGGAATCAGTCTGATATGGTTAACACAGCCCGTGTAAGTAAAGACAGATTCCTTGGTGCCAGATGGCCCAAGGATGTTCCTCTTCCTTCCACGCCACAAAAGTTGATTAAAAAGATTACTGGGTTATTTTCTAGGAATGAAGCCTGATGGCAAAAGTTAAGTTTGACAAAGAAGCTGTTAAGTTTCTTAAAACCAAAAACAGACGCAGGACTAAACCAAAGCATCTACGTGGACAAAAGAAACTTGGACCAAAATCCGCAGACCGTGGAAACAGAGGAAAATACTGATGGCAAGATTGCAGACCAAGGCACTCTTCTTCGAGACTACACTGCCTGAATACAGAATTGAAATGGAGCCTGAGTGGACTCTGAAGGAAAAGGATCATCTGGCAAATGACGGTAAGACCTACCGTTCGATGAAGAGGATCTACCTTGAGATGGAAGATGTGACAGAGTATAACTTTGCCCTTGCCACCCTAGGTTCATTTGTACATTGGGAGACACTGTGCAAGTCTCCATGGTTCAAAGAACACATTGACCAATGGCGTAAGGAACTGAACCTGAAGCTCAAGGCCAAGGGCATGAAGTCTATTATTCATGCAGCCACTACTGATGAAAATCTCAGCTTCCAAGCCATGAAGTATTTGGCTGATAACCAGTATTTGGAAAAGGGAAGCAAGAGAGGAAGACCTAGCAAGGACGAGATCAAAGCTGCTCTTAAACAAGAAGCTGAAGCTAATAAAGTGTTCCTTGACGATGCTGAACGCATTGGTCTGAATCTTAACTAATGGCAACAATTGAAGAAATACGCGAGGCAGCAGAATCTGACCTTGCCACATTTATCAGACTTGTATCTCCGGGCCGTATGCTTGGTGCAGTACATGAAGAACTTTGCCTATGGTGGGAAAGAGAAGATTCTAAATCACACCAGCTTGTTCTTCTCCCCAGAGATCATATGAAGTCTGCCATGGTTGCTTATCGTGTGGCATGGTATATTACCAAAGACCCTACACTCAGGATTCTTTATATCTCTGCCACAGCTAACCTTGCCCAGAAGCAGCTTTCATTTATCAAGAATATTCTTACGTCACCTGTATACAAGCGTTATTGGCCCGATATGGTGCACGATGATGAAGGTAAGCGTGAGAAGTGGACAATGAGTGAAATTGCTGTGGATCATCCCAGCAGAAAACAGGAGGGTGTTCGTGACCCAACGATTTTCACCGGAGGTCTTACTACTTCTCTTACTGGCCTACATTGTGATATCGCTGTATTGGACGATATCGTTGTCTACGAAAATGCCTACACAGGTGAAGGGCGCGAAAAGGTCAAAAGCCAATACTCGCTCCTATCCTCCATCGAAGGGGCAAACGCCAAAGAATGGGTTGTAGGAACCAGATACCATCCCAAGGATTTGTACTCTGAACTTCTGGAAATGGCAGAGGATATCTACGGCGATGATGGAGATATCATTGGTTCTGAACCTATCTATGAGATATTTGAAAGGGCTGTGGAAGACGTAGGGGATGGTACAGGTGAGTTCCTGTGGCCCAGACAACGCAGACCAGATGGTAAATTCTTTGGCTTTGACAGACAGGTTCTGGCTAAGAAAAGGGCTCAGTATCTGGACAAGACACAGTTCAGGGCTCAGTATTATAATGATCCTACTGATCCAGACAGTAGACCAGTAGATTATGATAAATTTCAATACTATGCAAAAGAACACTTGACAAATACCCATGGTGTGTGGTATTATAGAGACAGAAAGCTAAATGTCTTTGCTGCCATTGACTTTGCCTACTCCGTAAGAAAGAAAGCTGACTATACAGCAATTGTGGTGGTAGGTGTAGACTTTGAGAATAACGTATACATTCTAGACATTGACAGATTTAAGACTGACAAGATTTCTGAATACTTTGCCCATATTTTGGAAATGCTGAATAAGTGGGATTTCAGAAAACTTAGGGCTGAAGTAACTGCTGCCCAAGCTGCTATCGTAAAAGAACTTAAAGAGTCTTACATCAAGCCAAATGGTCTGATGTTGAAGGTTGAAGAGTTTAGACCAACCAGACACCAAGGTACTAAAGAAGAACGTATTGCTGCTGTCCTTGAACCTAGATATGATAATCTTTCCATTTATCATTACAGGGGTGGTAATTGTCAGATTTTGGAAGAGGAACTTGTAACTAATAATCCTCCACATGATGATATCAAAGATGCTCTTGCAGCATGTGTGGAAATAGCAGTTAAACCATCTTCTAACAGTCAGATAAAAAAGTCTAATAACGTGATATATCATAGCCGCTTTGGTGGTGTAAGCTTTTAAGGAAACATAATGGCTGGTACAACTATTGATCTGAAGCTGATTCTTTCTCCAGATAATCTCGCCACAGAGATTTCTGATAAATGGCGTTTGTGGAATCAACAACGTCAGCCAAAGATTGATGAGTGGAGAGAACTTCGTAATTACCTTTTTGCCACAGATACACGTGGCACATCTAATTCAACTCTGCCATGGAAGAACTCCACCACAGTTCCTAAGCTTACTCAGATCAGAGACAACCTCCATGCAAACTACATGGCATCTCTGTTCCCACAGAACAACTGGATGCGTTGGACTGCTGATACAAGAGAGTCTAACACTAAGGCAAAGAAAGACGCTATTCAAGGTTATATGACAAATAAGATTCGTCAGTCTAACTTTGAAGTTACTATGTCTAAACTTGTTCTTGACTATATTGATTATGGTAACTGCTTTGCCACTGTTGATTTTTCAAAAGAGTACATTAAAGATACTGAAACAGAAGAAATTATTGCCGGATACATAGGACCAAAAGTTGTCAGAGTTTCTCCGTTCGATATTGTATTCAACCCTGTTGCTGCTGATTTTAAGTCTACTCCGAAGATTATCAGGTCTATCCTGACTTTGGGTGAAGTCAAGCGCATGATTCAAGAAGACCCTTCCAATTCGTATATGGCTGATGTCTTTGAGAAGATGCGTGGCTCCAGACAAGCTGTTTCTAACTACTCTGATTCTGATCTGCATAAGAATGATGGTTTCATGGTTGATGGTTTCGGAACCATCCGTGAATACTACTCATCAGACTATGTAGAACTTCTGACATTCTACGGTGATATTTACGACAAGTATAATGATGAGCTTCATCTGAATCGTATCATCACAGTTGTTGATAGATCATATGTTATTCGTAATATTCCTAATCCTTCATGGTTAGGCACATCACCAATATTCCATGTTGGTTGGCGTGAGCGTCCTGATAATCTTTATGCTATGGGTCCGTTGGATAATCTGGTTGGTATGCAATATCGCATCGACCATCTGGAAAATCTGAAGGCTGACGTATTTGATCAGATTGCTTTCCCAATCCTGAAGATCAAAGGTGATGTTGAAGACTTTGACTTTGAACCCGGTTCTCGTATCTACCTTGGTGATGAAGGTGATGTGGGCTACCTTGCCCCAGATGCCACAGCACTAAATGCTGATAACCAGATTGCCAACATTATGGCAGTTATGGAAGAAATGGCTGGTGCTCCTAAGCAAGCCATGGGTATCAGAACTCCGGGTGAGAAGACAGCATTTGAAGTTAACGCTTTACAAAATGCTGCTGGACGTATCTTCCAGAATAAAACACAGCACTTTGAAAAAGTCTTTGTTGAACCTATTCTTAACTCAATGCTCGAAGCAGCCAGAAGAAATATGGATGCCTTTGACATTATCAGAATTTCTAATGAAAAGCTTGGTATTGAAATCTTCCAGCAGATTACTAAAGAAGATATCACAGCCAAGGGTAAGATTGTTCCGATGGGTGCCAGACACTTTGCTGAAAGAGCGCAGCGTGTGCAGAACCTTCAGCAGCTTTGGATGCTTAAATCTAATGATCCATCTGTTGGCTCTCATCTTTCTGGTAAAACATTTGCCAAGATCATGGCAGAAGAACTTAATGAATCTGAACTGTTCTCTGAAAATGTTGCAGTTGTTGAGACTTTGGAGACACAAGAATTTGCCAGAGAAGCACAACTTGTCACAGAAGAGAGAAATCAGATTGCTCTTGAAAATGGGGTTTAATGAAAATTACATGGGTTAACCATCTTCCCAAAGACCAACAGGAAGATTTCAAAAAACAAGTACGTTCTGCAAGAGATGTATTGGAAAGACTGAAACAGATTTTGCAGGAGAAGAAGACCGAGGTGGTTCTATCCACTGACTACGATAACCCTTCATGGGCTTATAAACAAGCAGACAGAAATGGTTACGATAGAGCCTTGACCGAGGTAATTAACCTTATCAACATGAAGGATTGACAATGAGTAATGTTTTTGATTCCGCGACCACGGATAATACGGCAACTGAGAGTACAAATGCTGAGACACCCTCTTCGTTTGTTGATCAGTTGGTGGGTGATGGAAAGAAGTTCAGAGATGTAGAATCTCTTGCCAAAGGTAAGCTTGAAGCTGATCGTCACATTGCTGACATCACTAAAACTCTGAATGAACTCAGAGAAGAGGTTGCCAAGCAAGACTACGCAAAGACACTTCTGGAACAACTTCAGAGCAAGGGGGCTGAATCTGGTACAGCCAAAACTGAAGATTCCACACAAACCAGAAACTCTGCTACTGAGGACACCACTCAGAACCGCGAGGTTGATATTGAAGCCCTTGTAGAACAGGCTATCACTAAGAAGGAAAAAGCCAGAACCTTTGAGCAAAACATTGCCGCAGCTAATGAGGCCATGGTTTCTCAATATGGTGAAAAGGCTGGTGAGGTGGTAAAGGTCAGATCACAGGAACTTGGTATTTCTGTGGAACGCCTTAAAGAAATTGCTGCTGAAAGCCCCACTGCTTTCCTTCAGCTTGTCACAGGTTCTGCTAAGAAGACTCCTGAGAAGGTAGTCATGCAGGGTTCTGTGCGACAGGATAGTCTTACATCAAACACTTCTGAACGTACATTCCAGTATTATCAGAAGATGCGTAAGGAAAACAAGTCTCTCTATTATTCCCCCAAGGTACAGCGTATGTTGATGGATGATCGTCTGAGACTTGGTGATAAGTTCTACAGCTAACATAGGAGATAAAAATGGCTGGTATGACAACTGGTAATCTGTCTCTCCTGACTCGCGCAGAGGTTTGGTCGCGTGAGCTTAAGGAGATTCTTGAAGACGAATTGATGGCTACGAAGTACGTCCGTTGGCTCTCTGAGTTCCCCGATGGCGATACTTTCAAGATCCCGTCCATTGGTCAGGCGTATGTGGATGACTACAGTGAAGATGAAGCGGTCAAGTACCGTCCTCTTGACACTGGGCAGTTCACCTTCCAGATCACTGAGTACCTCTCGTCTGGTACTTACGTGACGAAGAAGGCTGAGCAGGATGTGTTCTACATGAACGAACTCATCTCGTCCTTCGTTCCCAAGCAGGAGCGCGCGATTATGGAGCATGTTGAGGAGTCTATCCTTGGCCTCCAGTCGGGTCAGACTGCTGGTAACACAAACCTTATCAATGGTGAGAAGCATCGTTTTGTTGCCACTGGCACATCTGATGTGATCAAGGTTGATGACTTTGCTCGTGCAAATCTGTCACTGAACAAGGCCAACGTGTCTGCCAACAATCGTGTGGCTATCGTTGACCCGTCCGTGGCTTACACCATTGAGACAATCTCGAATATCTCGAACGTGTCGAATAACCCGATGTTTGAAGGTATCGTGTCCAGCGGTATTGCCACTGGTATGCGTTTCGTTCGTAACGTGTACGGTTTCGATGTGTACACCTCTCAGCGTGTTGCCACAATCTCTGCGGAAACCCTTGAAACACAGGATTGTGCTGGTTATAAGGCCAACCTGTTCTTCTCGGCTGATCCGACTGTGACACCGTTTATCGGTGCATGGAGACAGATGCCTGAAGTTGACACTGAGTACAACAAGGACTTCCAGCGTACAGAGTTCGTGACGACTGCCCGTTATGGCGTCAAGCTCTATCGCCCGGAGAACCTCGTTGTGGTTCTGTCGAATCCGTCTGTTTAATCTTAGAAAAAGGAGAATAAACTATGGCTGATTGGACAAATAGTGATGGCCTTGAGGTCCGTTTTGACGGTCCCGAGGCTGGTCAGACGGGTGCTGGCGTTTCTACACTTGGTGCTGTGAAGAACCTTGTGTTGGACTTTACCTTCGGTACAGCTATTACGGCTGCTGCTGATGGTCACGAAGCCTTTATTCCTGCTGGTTCGTACATCGTGGGTGCTTACCTGATTGTCACGACTGCTGCTACCTCTGCTGGTACGGCTACTCTGACTATTGGTCTGGCCCAGAAGGATGGTACGGTGATTGATGCTGATGGCATTGATGCTTCTATCGCTCTTGCTGCTCTTGGTGCTGCCAAGGTGGTTCGTTGCGATGGTGCCTTGGCTGGTGGTACAGCTTCCATTGGTTCTGCCAATGGCTATGTCTACACCACACCGACATCTGGTGGTGATGCTTTCACCGCTGGTGCTGGTAAGCTGGTCATCGAATACATCGAAGTCTAATACGACTGTTGAGGGGGGATCTTCGGGTTCCCCCTTGACAATCTACGGTTTTATAGTATAATACTACTAATGGTTGTCCCGGATTATATAGGATATACTCATGGCAAATGTGCAACACTCTACCCTGACAGATCCCAATTTGCATGAACCGAAGGGTATCTCTACCGCTGCGGCAGACCAGCTTTACAGATCTAATGGTTCTGGTTCTGGTACTTGGACAAATGCTAACAGGTTTCCGGGTACAGGTTGGGGTAAGTATACAAATACCACGTATACTGGTACAACGACTTTTGCTGTTTCTACTACTGAAGTTCTTCTTCCCTTTACAACTGATGACACTATCACACAGATTCCAATTTCCCTGTCTGGTACAACGTCCTCTTTGATGGATTTGTCTACCGAAAAGCTTCAGTTTGTGACAAATGGTGATCTTCATTCAATTACTATAACATTCAAGATTTATTCTGTTTCTGGCTCTCCTGCCTCTTTGGACCTAAAATTATATGGTTCTTCAGATGGAACAACATATGGTACTATTCTTGGTGAAACCACAGTTTCCTTGATTAAGGGTGCTGGACAGGTTATTACTGAAACAGCTTTGTTTCCTGTCACTTCTAATATGGTTGCACATGGGGCAAAAATTTACCTTGCCACAAATACAGGTACTGCAAACATCATTGATATTGGTCTGGTCACGGCCAGAGTACATAAGGCTAGATAATGGCAACGATTAAAAAGACACTGCTAGAAATTGTTCAGGATATTATGAACGATATGGATTCGGATAAGGTTAACTCCATATCCGATACGGTTGAGTCTGAACAAATTGCCCAAGTGTGTCAGTCTGTTTACTTTGATATCATCAGTACTCTTGACCTTCCAGAGCATAAAGAAATTCTTACTCTGACAGGTCTTAGTAATGCTGCCTATCCAAACTTTATGGATGCCAATGCGTTAACCAACATTCAGGAGGTGCGCTATAATGTCAGTGAGACGATTGGAGAAGTTGAGTATAAACTTATTCCCTACGTTGCACCTGATGAATTTGTGGCGAAGGTTGTTGAAAGGGATTCCTCTGCATCCAACGTAGTCCTAATTGCTGATCCGACTTCTGGTATTCAGCTTCCGATTGTAAATGATGCTATGCCAAGCTACTACACCTTGCTAGATGACAGGTATGTTTGCTTTGACTCTTACAAGGTTACTGTGGATAGTTCTCTCCAGACTTCAAAAACTCTGGTAATCGGAACCAAGTACCCCTCGTTTACAGTGTCAGATAGTGCCGTCCCTGATTTGGATGACACTATCTTTCCCTACTATATCGCTGAATGTAAGAGCAGATGTTTCTCCATGTTCAAGGGTGGACCCGATGCCAAGGTGGAACAGTTTGCCAGAAAGCAAAGATACTTCCTTCGCAATGACCGTTGGAAAGTAAAGCAACCGAATATAAGGAATGATTATGGACGTAAGTGAAAGTGAAGATGGTTTGACCCTGACCATCAAGACTGATAAGAGAATTAATCCCTTACAGATTTACAGACCCGATGATGGGTTTTCAATGTTTAAGATCCGATACGAAGGAACCAATACACCAGTACCCGCTGAATTGTCTGGTTCCTTTACTTCTCGCAAGTCTGCCCTTGACCATCTGAAGTACTGGATTGACCATAGCCAGCCTACCAAAGAAAAGGAATGGGAAGACAAGTATAAAGATACTCCTACTCCAATTTTGAAGGTGAAGGCGAATGCCGCAAAGATACAGTCAGAAGGTAACTAACACGTTCATCAAGGGGCTTGTAACAGAAGCCACTGAAATGACGTTTCCTGAAAATGCTTCTTCTGACGAATTAAATTGTGACCTTCTAAAGAACGGTGCCAGACGTAGACGTAAAGGTCTGGTATACGAAGACAACTATCAGAACAGTTCATTTACAGTAGTGGCTGGAGACTTTGTACACACAGAAACGTGGTACAACGTGTCCGGCCTTTCTGGCGTTGAGTTCCTTGTTGTTCAACGTAACAATACAGTTTATTTTTACGATAAGTCTGTACAGGCTATCTCAGCTTCTGAGAAAAGTTTCAGCATTAACTTATATGACTATGATGTTGCCAATGACTATGATGCAGCAGATGAACCTATTTCTGCTTCGTCTATCAATGGTTTTCTTATCCTCACATCCCCTGCCATTAATCCCATCCGTGTCAAGTATACTGCTTCAACGGATTCCATCAGTGTATCCGTAATTACGATCAAGACCAGAGATTTGGAATACATCTACAAAGGAACTGTTGCAACAGATGATAGTCCTACTCTGACGCAGCTTGGTAATTCCACGGCCACAGAGGATTTCAGAAATTACAAGTATGATCTATACAATATGGGCTGGTCTTCTGAATTAAACGGAAGATCCAACAATGCCTTTGATTATTGGGATTCCCTTAGAACTGACTACCCTCCCAGAAATGCTCCATGGTGGATTGGTAAGGGTGCCGATGGTGGGCAAAATATTGATGTTTTCTTCAAAATTGATGCTGGTAACACTCTGGCACCTAATGGACATTACATCCTAGACTTCTTTTCCAAAAACCGTTCTGGTGTCTCTGGTATTGCTGGCATCCCTACAGTAACAGAAACTGCCAGATTCCGTTGCACAGCCACATACGCTGGTCGTGTATGGTATGCTGGTCTGGACTCTTCTGCCAATGGTGGTAAAGTTTTTTTCTCCAAGGTTATTGAAGATGAGACAGACTTTGAAAAGTGCTACCAAATCGCAGACCCAACTTCTGAAGATAGTGCTAGTGTAGTTGCATCAGATGGTGGTTATCTGGTCATTCCAGATGCTGCTAACATTCGTGCATTGTTCGCAACTGGCTCACTTCTCTATGTCTTTGCTCAGAATGGTATCTGGGCTATTGGTGGTGTTGATAACGTATTCAAGGCTAATGAGTACTTTGTTAAGAAGGTTTCTAACTTTGGTCTTTACTCACAAAGAACTCTGGTAAATGCACAGGGTACTCCCATCTTTTGGGATACTTCTGGTATTTACACAGTATCTTCTGAAAATAATAATGAAGCTATTCAGAATATTTCTCAACCTATCAAGACGTACTTTGACAGTATATCAAATGCTAAAAAGTTACAGGCTACTGCTGTCTTTGATCGTATTGGTAAAAGAGTTTACTGGATGTTCCCATCAGAAACAACCACTACTTCTCATAAATTTAATGAGATTCTTGTTCTTGATCTTGATCTTGGGGCATACTTCCCATGGAGGATTTCTGATGCAACAGGAACCACACCTTATCTGATGGGTGGTTTTTTCTTATCAGGCTTTGGCTCCACACAAACAGAGTATAATGTTCTGGTTGGAACTGATCAAGTTGTTGCTTCTTCTGATACAGTTGTTCAGACACTTTCTGCTGAGTCGAGTATTGTCACATCAGATATTAAGTTTGTGGTTAAGACAAGTGGTAACAAGCTTACCATGGCTGAATTTACCGGGGATGATTTCCTTGATTGGGATTCTGCCAACTTCTCTTCTTATGCTGAAACTGGTTATGATTTTATGGGTGATGCGACACTTAAGAAGAACTCCCCATATATCACAACATATATGAAGAGAACAGAACAAAACTTTGTTCTTGTTAATAGTGAATATGAGCCAGATTTTCCTTCGTCCTGTACTCTTACAGTCAAATGGGATCTGAGCAAAGATAGTTCCAGATGGTCAGACCCTATGCAGATTTACCGCCTCATTAACTATCCTGTACCTAATCCTAACAACTTGACATTTAATTATCCTTATGATACAATCGTAAGTAGAACAAAGATCAGGGGAAAAGGTAGAGTTCTCCGCATGAGATTTGAAAGTGAACAGGGTAAAGATTTCTACTTGATTGGATGGGAGACTGTTGTTGCATCGAACCCAAGATTTTAATATTAGGTATGTGAAAGAAAAAGATTATCCGTATGTTGTAGAGGCTTCTAAAAGGGTAATAGAAACAGTACTCCCCGGTAAACCTTTTAATGAAAACAAAATAAAAGACCTTTTTACACTTTCACAATTAAATCAAACACATGCTGGAATAATACTGGCTGATCCTGAGGATAATCCAAAAGGTTTTATACTTGCAGGAATTGATGAGTTTTATTTCCACGATACAAAAGTAGCAATCTGTTTATCCATCTGGGTAGAACCTGAGTGCAGAGGTCATGGTCTTGATATGATCCGAGCTTTTGAGAAGTGGGCAAAATACAAGAAAGCAGAAAGGGTTATTCTATCTGCTTTTACAAACCTAAGTCCAAAGAACTTTAGCAAGGTTCTGACCCGTTATAAGTACAAACCACAAGAATTAGTGTACTGGAAAGGAATTTGATATGGCAGCGGCTGGCGCATTGATCGGAACTGTGTTTGGTATTGCTATGCAAGCAAAGTCAGCAAAGGCTCAACAGAAGGCTATGAGGGCTCAACAGAAAGCACAGGAACTTGCTGATGCACGTGAGCGTAGAAGGCTTCTGAGACAAACTGCTATTGCCAGAGGTGAAACTCTTAACATTGGTGCAGCACTTGGAGCCACTGGTAGTACTGCTCTGGCTGGTGGTCTGTCTGGTCTTGTAAATCAGCAACAGGCACAGCTTGGGTTCCAGCAAACAACTCTGGATATCTCTAAGTATATTACTAAGCAGAATATTGCTCAGTCCAGATATGATACTATTGGCTCTATTGGTTCAACAGTTGGTGATATCTTTGGCAGCTTTGCCAAGAGTAATAGGGTTGCTGCTGCACCGATTGTTTCACCATACACTTCCATGTCTGGTCTTAGAGGTCAATAATGGATTCTATACTTCCGCAGACACCTGAAGAAGAAACCCCAAGTATTCTTCCTCAGGTTACAACATCAGTTTCTGCTGATCAGTATCCTGACAGATACCTCAGGGAGATTGCGGAGCGTTATGCTGCCCGTAACAATCTTACTTTTGATGAAGCATTGGAAAAGACAAGGGCTCTTGGTCCTCAGTCTCTGATTAACGCTGTGGAAGATATCTCCAGTGTTGAGAAAAGATTTATTGAAGAAGGTCTGGTAAAGAAAGAAACTCTGGAAGACCTTAAGCTATCCATGGAACGTCTAAACACCAGCAGACAAATGGTTGCTGTTGCTGGTCCTGCCACTGATAAAGTGGAAGCTATTGTATATGACGAAGATATTGATAAAAAGTATCAGTATGCTATTTCTCTTCTTGGTGAAAAGGTTTCTGCAAAGACCGCTGATCAAGGATGGGCAGGAGCTGTTGTAGATTTTATCGGTGCTGTTTGGCGAGATACTATTATCGGTATGGGAGAAAGACTTGGTGATACTGCACCATTTCTGAAGAAGCCCCTTTCTCTGGTTGGTCTTGATGAAAGTACCTCAGATCGTGCAAAGAATGCACTTTCACAAATGATGAAGGCTGGTACTCCTGAAGAAATGGAAAAACTTGCCACAGATATTGTCAATGATTGGGATAATCTTGGCTTTCTGGGTAATAATGCTTTCCTACTCAGTGACCAATTACGCTCCACAATAGAGGGTGGCAGATTTGAACACCCATGGTTCTGGACTACTGTCGATGTTGCAACTCTTGGTATTGGTAAAGCAACGGCAAGAGGTATCAAAAGTCTGAGGCAGGGTACTAAGATTGAACTTCTTAGTAAAGCCAAAGATCATCAGGATTATACAACAATTCTGAAGGGTGAGAAGGCTGGTCAAGAAAGTCTTACACAGGCTTTGGCTAATCCGAATACTGTTGTTGAAGTTGATAGACACAGTTCTCCTGACATTTTCAGAGTGGCTGATCCGGGTACACCTAATGTTGGTCTGAAGCCTGTTGTTGACAACGAGCTTAGTCAAAAGGTTTTGGAAGACCTTAACACATCTTTCAGAGATATGTACACCACAGAAGAAGGTGTAAAGGCTGCTGCTGATAGATTTGTAAAAGATATTCAGGCCAGAACAAATGCCCATGTTGTGGATGTTCTGAGGATCAATGAAGGTCTTTTTGACAATTATTCAATCAGTGTTAAGCTTGGCAAAGCCGATGGTGTTGGTTGGGAAGATTACTTCTCGGCTGAAAAGTTTTCCAAGACGCATGGTGGTACTGTATTCAGAGATGAAAAGACCAATACATTCTTTGTGAGACAGGATAGTGGTCTGTCCCTGAAGGGTATTTCTGATGCTACTCAGGCAGAAGATTTAGCCTATCGTAGTACAATAAAAGCTATTGTTGATTTTAATAATAGAATACTTTCCCCTGAACATACCAGCACTGTTTTTCTTAACACGCTTCTGAAAAGAGGTGAGGCCGCTGTTGGCAGAGCCTATAGAAAAATCTGGGTTGACCATCAGAAAAAGATTGAAAAACTTTCTGTTGATGAAGGTAAGGCTATCAATAACATTGCACTAGACCTCAGAGATGGCGTAGATTCCACCAGAAGGTCTTGGTATAATGATAGTGAGTTTTCTGAAAAGTACTATATGCTGACAGGACAGCTTCCAAGACAGGAAGTTGTGGATGCTTACAAGTCTATCTGGGCTATTAACGATGCTGCTTTCTATATGGCGGCAGATACACCTTTGAAAAATGCTATTAACAGAGGTGAGTTTATTGGTTCCTTTGACAAGTATAAGAACCTTCGTATGAAGGCTTATGACTCTACCAATATCCCCAGAGAAGTTGATGAAATTTTTGATGTTGACAGAGGTTCCTTTATTCAGCCATCTGACTTTAAGAGGTATCAGGGAAGAAATCTTCTTATGGTTCCTGATGGTATCAAGGTTGGTAATAAAGAAGCAAAGTATGTGACAGGCGATCTGGTTGACTCCAGACAGTTGAGGCATACAGATGTGCTTGGATATCAGCCCGGTGGTATGAGAGGTACTGCTGCCAGACATTACTCTGTGCAAGAAGTTCTTGGTACTCAGATTGGTGGAAGACCGTTTGTAAAGAGAGGTGTTACATGGTTTGCCTCTATGAGTGCAAAAGATGCTTTGAAGGCTACCAAAGACTTTAATGCTATTATTGCTGGTATCAGAAGACTTGCTGGACCTAATGCAACAAAGCAGACATTCAGAGGTCTTGCCACAGACGATGCTCTTAATGCTTTGATCAGAGCAAACAATGGTTTCAATCCTTCGATTGAGACAGTTGATGACTTTATCAAATTCCTTGATGAGTCAGGTCTTGAGATTGCTGATGTTGTTGTAAAAAATGCTGATGAAGCTGTTCCAGACATTGATATTGGTAAGGCAGTTAACTATTACCAGTATGGTGGTTCAAGCACTTACGGTGATTTGTACAGACTTAATTCTAATCCAAGTTCTCCCACCAGAAACAGAGTAACACATGGATATGGTGGCAGATACTTTGATCTAGTAGACCCAATCTCTGGCATCACTAAACAGTATGCCATGGGTGTTAACTATATGTCTACACGTGCATACTTTAAGAATGCCATGGAAGGCTTAGTCAAGAATGGTGAAGATTTTATAACAAATTGGGATAAAATTAAAACTCTTCCTCTCCTTGAAAAGATTAAGATGGCTGAGTTCAGGAATGATGCTATTGGTCAGGCTTTTGCCAGAGAACGTCAGACTATCCTTGACAGAATGAGTGTGCCGGGTGTTGCTGCTCAAAAGTGGGAACACTTCATGGCTAAGATGTCTGAGAGGATGTTTGATAAGGGTAATGATACCGCAGTAAAGGCAATCAGTATCTTTAATAAGAACCCTGTTGTGGCTCTTAGATCTGGTGCATTTGGTATGGCTTTCGGGTTCTGGAATACTACACAGTATCTGGTGCAGTTGATTGGTTCTTCTATGGCCGCTACTATTGTTCCTCCCAAGTATGGCCTCAGGGCTTTCCTGTCGTATGTACCTATGCGTTTTGCAATGACAAGAACATTTGATAAGCCCCTCCTTAATGAAATGTACAGAAGAGTTGGTAATGCTATGGGTATGACCAGACAAAACTGGGATGACCTTATGTATTATATGAAGGAAAGTGGCAAGTACGAAATCAATCTTACCACATCTTACCTTGATGCTAACCAAGGTCTTAACTCTGGTATTGGAAGAATACTGAAGGCTCCCGGTATAAAGCAAGTTCGTGATAACTGGACTGCTCCGTTCAGAGAGGGTGAACTTTCTGCCAGACTTATTTCCGTTAATGTGGCATTCAGAGAATTTGTAGAAAAGTTCCCGAATGTAAACATCAGAACAAGAGAAGGTTGGAGGAAGGCTGATGAGTACATCACCAACAGGGCTGATGCTTTGACATTTAACATGACAAAGGCTTCACAGGCTGCATGGCAAAAGGGTGGATGGAGCTTGGCTACACAATGGCAAGCCATCAATGCCAGATTCCTTGAAAATCTTTTCTTCTCCAGAAGTCTTTCTAAAACAGAAAAACTTAAACTCCTTGGTTCTCAGGTTGCTTTATACGGGGCAGCAGGAGTTAATATCTTTGGTCTTGGAGATAAGTTAATAGATGAAACTTTGGAGTACTATAATATAACACCATCTCCAGAAGTATATACCTTTCTGAAGAAGGGTGGTATTGATGGTCTTGTACATACTCTTACAGGAGTTCCTACAAACATTGCTGACAGACTTTCATTCTTCAATGGTATGAGTGAAACAATAAATAATATTATAGAACTAAATCTTATTGAAACTATTGGTGGTCCTTCTTACTCATTCGGCGGTGGTACAGTCACAGCACTTGTTGATTTTATGAAGGCTTTGTATACTAAAAATGTTGACATCATGGCAATGGACTTTGAAAAATTGGTTAGACAAGTGTCAGGTATCAACGTACAGACACAGGCGTATTACCTGTGGAGATACGGAGAGTATGTAACCAGAAATGGTAGAACAACTGAGGGTATTGAGAATCCAAAGACTGCTGCCATTCTTACAGCTCTTGGTTTTAAGTTACAACAAATTGACTATCAAAATAAAATGCAGGAACTTCTAAACAGTGAGCAGGACAGGGTTGATGATCTTGTCGAAGAAGCAAGAAGATTGAACACACGTAGGTATGACCTGATGAATCAGGGAGAGTATGAGAGATCAGCAGCAGTGTCTGAAAACATTTATGCTCTTCGTGAAGTTCTTCCTCCAGAAATGCAAATGTATTTTGATAAGAAAACACAACCATTCCTTACAGAGTATAGTGATTATCTTTACAATAAACTTATTGAATTTGGACGTAACACTGAAGCAGAAAGACTTAGGACTCTTTCTCAACCACAAGGAGCTAATGAATAATGGCTAACGCTTTTGCACCAGAAATAGGTTTTGATATTGGGGCATCTAATGTGACTCCCGGTAGTGCCCGTTCTATTGATTTTTCTGGGTTGGCTAATCTTGCCAATGTTTTTGCTGGATCGTCACGATCTTCTTCAGAAAATAAACCGTCTGAAAAAGAAATTGAAAATGTGATGATGGAGCCTTTCATTCAAGATCTGAATGCTATTTCTCAGATTGAAAACCTTCTTGTCAGGGAAGCCCAGTTCCGTCTTGCTGAATCTAGGGCATACCAGATGATTGGTAGTGGATACAGAGAAGACATCAAAGCACTTGTGGATAGTTATAAGGGTATCTCTACACCTCCTGCCACCACTGAGGCTGGTGCTGACCAATTATTGTTACAAGAGTATGCTAAAACAACAGAAGGTCAGCTTGATGCTATCAGAGGTCAGGAAATAAGCAGAAACCCTGATGGGTCAGTTAACCCAGATAAACTATACTCGTTCCTTGTTCAAAGAGCGCACGATAAGGCACGATCAGATCAAAAATATAATGATCTGAAGAGAAGGGTAGAGACAAGAGAATTTAATGTGAAGGATGTTTTCCCAGAATTCATGGCAGAAGAAACTACAAAAGCTAATGAATACTTTACTAACCTTCAGTCAACCAATGCTATTATTAGTCAAGCTTTTGATCGTACAAAGAATACAACAGAAAATACTTTGCAAGCTAAAGGTCTATTGCAACAAGAAATAGATAGCTATAAAGCAAAAGTTACTGCCAGAGCAAATGCTCTCGGCATCAACACTAATGAAGGTCCATATAAAATTGATTCGGTCTTTGCACTGGCTGAATCAAAACTTAAGATTATGGAGAATATCTTAACCTATCCTGAAACGGCTGCTAAAGAATTAACTGAGGCAACTTTCTCTGGTGTTGTCAGAACCGTGAATGAAATTGATCCAGTTACAGCAATGGCTTTAACAACTAATGAAGGTAAAGCAGCTTTTGTAAATTCTTATATAAGTAAACCGGGCGTTCTTGAAGAAATGAGAAAGAGTGCAGAAGCAGCCAAGAGTGTTGCCAATACTCTTAACCCTGCCTCTATCTTTCTTCCGACAGCACCAGCAAATGGTTCTGTTGAGATGACTCCTCCTCCTGTTATTTCTCCCAGAGATCAGAGTACAGCAGGGGCTAATGCTTCTTTGTCAGAATTTAATCCTGCCTTTGTACAAACGTACAGAACAATGGACCCTGCAAAGCAAAAAGAAGAGCTTACAAAGAACAATAAGGCTATTTCTCTGGTAAATCCGAATGATATAACAGATACCCAATCAGCAGCATCTCTGATGCACATGCACCTTACTCCAAAGTATCTGATGTTGGCATCCAGAGCACCAACAGATTTTGCTGATATGAATTTCCTTCAGGATAGCTATGGTTCAAAGTCTTTTGAATTTGCAAAGAAGATGAGTACTGTTTCTCCCAGCGATGGTATGCTTTTGTATAAGCAAATCAACAAAGCTATGTCTTCTGAAGTAAGCAGAATTTCTGTCAAGATGCGTCAAGAATTTTCCACAATGTTCCCTCCTGATAAGAATCCTTTTGTCATCAAGGAACTTAATGGAAGACTTGTGATTGGTCTTGATGAAGCTGCTGTCAGAGAAGACAGGGATATCAAAGAAATTGTGGATAAGATGTCTCTTCAGGCTGGTGCAGCACCGGAGATGAGAGACTTGTATCCTGCTTTTGAAGAAAACAAAGACCCTAACTTTGAAGATTTAAGAACCTCTCTTTTCTTCCAAACGTATAATCCCCCATTTCTACTTGAGAACATTAAGCAACTTAATTTCCTCTACACTCAATTCAATCAAATGCCTGAGGAAGTTAAGAATAATCCGGCCTATGGTAGAATTATTCTTCTTGATGCTATCAATAATCTTCCAAAGTACAAGTCAGAAATGGGTACTTCTGAGTAATTAAGGATAGATAATGGCTAAATTTGCTCCACAACTTGAAATAACGCAACCACAAGAACTTAATATTGTGGAAGCTCAAACACTTGCTCAAGCAAAACCAGAAACTATCAACGATCTTTTGTCACAACCTGAAACTGTTATTGTGCCTGAAGAGACTCAACCTCAGACTATTGAAGATGTTATAAAACAATCAGAAGATTTTTATCAAACACAAGATCAACTTGTGGCACCGATTGCAGATACATCTCTTCCCCCAGAAGCTATGCCTCTTCTGGACTATATTGCAAAGTATGAGTCCAGAGGTGATTATAACATCATCGTAGGAGAAGGGAAAGATATTCCCGGTACTCCTGCCAGATTTGAAGACTACACAGACCATCCCAGAATTATTGGAAAAAGAACAATCAATGGCCCATCAACTGCTGCTGGAAGATACCAGATTGTTGCACGAACATGGGACGATATTAAGAAAAAGGTTCCGGGCCTGACTGACTTTTCTCCTGCCAATCAGGATAAAGCTGCATGGTTTCTGGCTCAGAGAGATTACAGATTAAGAACTGGTAACGATCTTCTTACTGATCTAAGAGAAGGTAAGTACGGTCTTGTCAGAAGTCAACTGAAGGATACTTGGACAGGTCTTAAAAAAGCTGGAGAGTATGCCCCAGAAACTCCAAGGGTAGTACCTAAGAATACAGAAGAAGGAATGTACCCAACGATTAAGTATAATGTTGCTGGTAAGAAAAGACAACTTCCTCTTACCCCGACACTTGAGGCAAAGCTTGACAAGGCTGCTTCTGACCTATTCGATGGTAAGTATTCCTTCCTTGTCTATTCTGGTGGACAGAAGAGTAATAAACCCGGTGAAGGTACTGGGTCTGTGAGACATAATGACGGTAAAGCTGGTGATGTGTATCTGGTAGGACCGGATAACAAGGTTGTGACAAACACAGCCATCCTTGACAGGGTTAAAAAGTACTGGCGTGACAACAAGTTTGGTTCTGTTGGGGCATACATGGAAGGTGGAGGTATGCACCTTGATGAATGGACAGAGGAAACACTATTACCCGGAATGGGATTAACATGGGATTATAACTGATGGCTATAGATTATCGTGGTGAAAAGTTTGCAGGGTACAATAAACCAAAGCGTACACCTAATGCTTCCAAGTCTCATGCTGTACTGGCAAAGGAAGGTAGTAAGGTTAAGCTGATCCGCTTTGGTCAGCAAGGTGTATCAGGTTCCCCGAAGAAAGCTGGTGAGTCTGCATCCTACCGTAAGCGTAGGGAGTCCTTCAAGGCCAGACATGCCAAGAACATTGCCAAGGGTAAGATGAGTGCAGCTTACTGGGCAGATAAGGTGAAATGGTAATGGCAAAGAAACCTGTCAAGACCAAGAGTAAAGTCAATGCGGCTGGTAACTACACCAAGCCTGAGTTGAGAAAGCGTCTGTTCAATGAGATTAAGTCTTCTGCCGTGATGGGTACAAAGGCTGGCCAATGGTCTGCACGTAAGGCTCAACTTCTGGCCAGAAAGTACAAGGCTGCTGGAGGAGGATACAAGTAATGTCTAAGAATGCAACACATTATCTACCCAATGGTAAAGTATATACTGGCCCAACCCACAAGATGGGTAAGCAGCTTCATACTGGTTCCAAACATTCGGCAAAGAGCCAGAAGCTTAGTCATACAAAGCCAAGGAAAAAGAAGTGAAAAAGCCTCAGAAATCCTTGGTTGAGTGGACTAAACAGAAGTGGAGAACCAAGTCTGGTAAACCTTCTTCTAAAACAGGCGAAAGGTATCTGCCTGAGAAGGCTATCAAGGCTTTGTCTGCTGCTGAGTATGCAGCCACAACTGCTGCAAAGCGTAAAGGTAAGAAGCAGGGTAAACAGTTTGTTTCCCAGCCTAAGAACATTGCAAAGAAAACGGCAAGGTACAGATAATGGCACTCACATCTAAAGGTAAGAAGATTTTGAAGGCCATGGAAATTACTTATGGTAGTAAGACAAAAGCTGAAGCCAAGTTTTACGACATGGTAAAGAAAAGAAAACTCTCCGGTGTGGAGGAAATAAATGATAAGTACGGAACTTGGAAACCTGACTCGCTCAAGCGTGATGGGGAAGGAAGGAAGAAAAAAGATGGCTAAGAAGCCTACAAAAGCACAAAGCAATAAGGTTGCAAAGGTAATGCGTGAGTACAAGAAAGGTACTTTGCATGGTGGTATCAATCCGAAGGGGCCTAAGAAAGCCCCTGTTGTCAAGAGCAGAAAGCAGGCTATTGCCATTGCTTTATCCTCTGCTGGTATTTCAAAAAAGAAAGGAAAAAGATAATGTCTATGGGTGAATATGGTAAGGGCTACGCCAAGATGGAAAAGGCCGAGAAGAAGATGGAAAAGAAGTCGATGGAAAAGATGGTTGGTAAGGCTGTTAAGAAGGCCATGAAGAAGCCAGCTAAGAAGGCTGCTAAGAAAGCCGCTAAGAAGAAGATGAAGTAAGATGGCTAAGAAGTGGATTCAGGAAGCTATCAAGAAGCCCGGTGCTTTGCGTGAGGCCATGGGCGTCAAGAAGGGTAAGACAATCCCCAAGGGTAAGCTTGCCAAGGCTGCTAAGAAACCCGGCAAGATGGGCCAGAGAGCCAGACTTGCCCAGACTCTCTCCAAGATGAAGAAGAAAGGTAAGTAACATGCCCGGTAAAGGTCAACCCTACAGAGTAGAGTATAGCACAGAAGTAACAAAGTCTGGTAAGCAGACACCTGTTATTGATATCTATGCCCTTCGTCAAAGCCCCGGTGTAGTTGAAAAGCGTAAGGGACAGATGGTTAATTATGCTGGTAAGAGCAACAGGCTCCCCATGAAAGAGGAAGGAAGACGCTGATGGCTACGACTCCAAAGTCTTACAAGAAAGGTTCTTATACCTATAGAGAGTCTTCTCCGGGTTCTGGAAAGTACCAGAATTTTATGGCTGCTTCCACTGTAAAGGAAGTTAGAGATGTCTCTAATAAGAAGAAGGCTGAAGCTGCTCGTAAACCTGTGACACAGAGTAAAAGTGCTGGTGGTAAACCGGGTGAATCCAAGATGACAAAGGCAGAACAACCTACGTCTAAGATGTCTACTGGTCCAGTATCCAGAAATCGTCAGAGAGTTGTTTCTGAAGTAAGCTCTGTTAAGCCGAGAACATGGAGAGATACTAAAGAAGAAGTTATTTGGGGAGAAGATGATAGAGGTAACAGACTCGGTATTGAATCTAAAAAGGCACCAAGGGGTGGATTAATTAGTAAAATGTTACTTCCGGGGGATGTCTTTAGTTTTAATAGTAAATCAAAAATAATCCGAGGTACTTCACGATAAACAAAAAGGGGGAACCGCAAGGCTCCCCCTCTTCTTTTATTCCCAAAGGGAACACTTAGTCTTGGTCAAACATATTTCCCACAATGTCTGCTTTGACTACCTCCATCAGCAACAGGGCTTCTCCACTGGTTACTCCATCAGAGAGGATATACTTTAGTTCTTCATTACTATCCCACCCCATGATGATGGCAAACTTATACATCCCCTTACTCATCCTCAAGATTTCATCAGGCGGGAACTCTTTAGGTTCCTGCTTTTCTTGTTTCTTGGTAAAGGGTACTACCTTTAGTTTTGGTTCTTCTTCACTCATGTAATATCTACTATCTCACACACGCCCGATACACAGGCCATTGTCTGACTTGACTTTGTAGTATCCTCAAGCTCGTACTCACTCAACTTGCTCCACTCCACAGCCTTTGGCATCTTTGCCAGAGCTTCCTCATACTGTTCTTTAGTACAGTCCTGATACGGGGCTTGGTTGTAGATGTGATCGGAGTGAGGCAGGAAGGACAATCCTGACGCAATGTCAAAATTCCTGTAGAGCCATGCACCAACTTCAACCCACTCATCTTTCCGCACCGACACTGTGATTGAAGGCTTATGTTCACACCAATGTAGTGCATAGACTTTCCAAAGCTCCAACTGTTGAATGGCTGTCATGTCATCACGAGTAACACAATCATCAGGTGCCTTCACAGGGAAGGAAAAGACAGTCGTGTTGTCAGGCTTCATCAGATCCGGTTCACTTGGGATACCCTGATCCTTCATAAACTGGGTCAGAGGATCTTTATTGTCTCCACGCACAGTGCGGATGTAGTACTGAGAGTGTCTGGCATGGATACCAGAAGCAGCATCCACAAGCTGAGACACTGTACCAGAAGGCTTGACACAGGTGATGGCAGTAGACTCTGAGATACCCAGCTTCTTAGACCATTCCTTGTTTGTCTTAATTGCTTCTTCCTTCAGGATCTTCAGGATATTCTCCAAGTCTCCCATAAAGTTTCTGCCATTCAGGATCTTGTGGTCCATGATACCTGTCAGAGACACACCAAGCAGACGTTCTTCCTCAGTGTTCTTCTGCCAGATCTTGCGAAGGTAGGGGAAGTGGGTATAGGTTGCTTGGATAGTGCCAAGGATTGTGGCAAGGCGTACCTTGTTCCTCAGATCTTCCAGACTATCCGTTGCACGAACAACTACTTCCGAAAGATTACAGAACTGATACGGGCGTAGAATGATTTCAGAACACGGATTGGTCCCAAAGTCATATTCAGAATCTCGTCTACCAGAGGACGCAACATGCTTCTGCGCAGCAATGCGACTAAACATACCACGTTCACCAGTACCAGAGTCCACAAGAGAAGACCATTCGTGAAGGAATGTTGCAGCATCAGGTTTCTCCGTATATGCAACCGAGTTATTGGCCAAGGCCCGCTGGGGGTTGCTTTCCCAGAAGGCACCAGTCTTAGCATTACGCATCCTGTCATCAGACAGATTGGACAGGGAGATCATGGCAGAGCGTCTTACCCCACCAACAACCACGACTTCACCAATCTTACACATGATATCATGACACTCAAGGCTGTTCAGCTTGCGACCGGAGGCCTCACGGAAGATGTTGGTGACAAAGCGGAACAACTGATCCAAAGGTTCAGGTCCAGAGGAACGCCCTCCGAAGGTCTTTAGTCTCGCCCCTGCTGGCCTGACCTTTGACATATCCCACTTGGGGATCTCTCCAGAATACAGGAGGGAGATAAGCTGGCGCAGAGCCTTTGCCCATCCTTCCTTGCTATCTGCAACAACAATCGTAGTCTCAGACGGGAACATCTTCTCAGGAACTTCTGGAAGCTTCTGGATATACTGACGTTCGACAGAGAAGCCAACACCAGTGCCACAGAGAAGGATAAACATGGCCTCGTCAAAAGATTTCATATCATCCACAGGAAGATACGAGCAGTTATAGGCACAGGTATTGTCCCTGTCCAGAGCCTTGCCAGCAGTCATCATGGCTCGCATGGAGGGCATGATATCAAGGTTCAGGATGGCATTACGGATGTTGGAAACAAACTCTTCTTGCTTAACCTTGGGCTTTACCACATTGGAGATGAAGCGTTCCACAGTCTCAGCCCATGTCTCACGGCGGTTCTCATCTTCCAACCAACGTGCATAGCGAGAAGTGGCAATGAAGTTCTGGTAGTCTGTGGGAAGATAGTTATTCATCGTCATCCTTCATACGTTTTGATTTAATTTTCTTGAACCTGTGGTACAGGTTTTCATCATCATCATACTTAGACTTGTAGAACCTGTTATGCTCTTTCTTACTCTTGTGTTTAATCCTGTTCTGTATCTTCTGTTCCTGTTTCTGTTCCCAATCCATGATCGACCTGTTTAAGTTTGTGAAGATTAGCCAGAATTATGTCTTCCATTCTATCATAGAACTCTTCAGCCTCAATGTCAAGAAGCTCAACCAACTCGAAGACATCGAACCTGTCAAGGATAAGTTGTCTAAGTTCAAAGCTCATTTAGAATATTCTCTCTTGATCTTATTGTACCCAACAAACTCAAAGTCATATTGACCTTGATGTACGTCACGTTTGATCACAACACCAGACCACCACATCTTGTTTGCTTCACCAGCATACTCATGCTTGCGGTCAATGTAACAACCAGTCACCATCCCCATAAGTCTTCGTCCATCGGGGGCTGTGCGTTCCGAGAAATCTCGCGTGTGAGTATGGCCTTGTGTGCATGATACAAACTGCTTGGTGAGTAGAGTGTAAGCTTGATGTTCACCGCTAGTGGCTCGTCCCATGACTCCCGTTGGAAAATAGTGAGCATAGTAGACGCCATCAATTTCAACAGGTTCCAAGAAATCGTAAGTTTCCCAACCAAAGTCTTCGTACTGAAGGTCTTTGACGGATATTGTTCCATCAAGTACTGCATCTCGCTCGATTGCTTTTTTGATACGGGCATAGTCATGGTTTCCTGTTGTCATTACAAAGCGGGGCAACTTCTTTTTAGCAGCACGGATAGGTGCAAACATCAAGTCCTGTGCCTTTACAGCAGAGTCAATATCCCGCTTGTACCTACGTCCTTCAAAGCCCTTGGTTCCCTTGTCGTAGGAGCAGAGGCTTGGCATGTCAGCCCAGTCTCCGATACAGACAACAACATCAGGCTTGACAGATGCAATCAGATTACCAAGGTACTTGAAGCGAGACAGATCCTCATCAGGTGCTGCATGAGGGTCAGGAATGATCAGGTGAGTTTTCATTTGTTGATGTTCTCATAAATTGCTGCGTCGAGGAAGTAACGAAGTTCAAGTTCTGCCTGCCTTCTGGCCTCATCCCATGCGTCATCTGTCTCATACACATCGTATGACAGATCATCAAGGATGTCAAAGTATCTCTTTAACGCTTTGATCAGATCTTCGTCCATCGTTATCTCCAGTTAAGAAACTATGGTGCCGAGTGAGAGGATTGAACTCCCGACCTTCGGTTTACAAAACCGCTGCTCTACCGCTGAGCTAACCCGGCATAGTTGGGTGCCGATACAATTTTAAGGACTATCCGTGAATAGTCCACCGTTCGCAACCCCGTCACGACAACGGGCATCTACTAGGCCGAGAAATCCCCTATCGGCTGGGGTAGGTCGTTACCCCTCTTTCTCCTTAACCCAAAGGCAATGGAATTGCATTACTGCAAATTTGTGCGGGTCTTTCCCCGCCTGTCACTGGCTCCCCCAGTCAGGTATCAGGGAGCGACCCTGTAGCCTTTCGCTGTTAAAGGGACGGGCTATGACCACTACCTTTCCGCAGAAGCCATTGTCTTAAGCCATACCCCCGTCCAGTATGGCAGCATCTCCCTCATCTCTAGGCGGACGAACTTGCCGCAAGCCAGCCCGCAAGGGGATACAGAACTGGCCAGTCCTTTGGCCTACCCGGCTGGACTCGAACCAGCAACCTACAGCTTAGAAGGCTGTTGCACTGTCCAGTTGTGCTACGGGTAGTATTCTTTCGGGATAAACTTGATACTACCAATCTGCTTGTTGTACCAAAGCCTATCCCCATTCTTGTCAGTCTCAGTCAGAGTGTTCAGTTTATGCTGTATGTTAGCTTCACCATACACCAGACCACCTCTGGTCTTGTACACTTGCAGGATCTGGAACTTGAAGTTATTCTTCCCCATGTTCCTGATGTCATCATTTAACTCAGTAGATGAACCTGTGTACTCACGCCACTTGGTTTCAGATACTCGTTTCTTTTTCTTGTATGAATGAAACTGTTTCTTGCCAAGATAACGCTTACCAGTGATTGTGTTAGTAATAAGATACACGAAGCCAAAAGAACTGTCAACGTCTATCTTACCAGAGTACTCCCAATGTCCATACTTCACGGCTCAACTTCCATTACCTTTGGAAGTTCAACCACAGTAGTAAGCCAAGCAGGGCCAGTACTGTAAAGAAACTTACGAAGTCCTGTTCCATCATTGGCATCTTTCCAACACTCGTTCTTGAAAGCGCAGTAAGAACATCCAGTACCCAGTTTCATGTTACCACTCTTACCCATAGGTTCAGGTTCATAGCAGCGTTCAGGTGGGGTATCAGATGCAATAACTTTTTTCAGGTGAGCGATTCGTGCATAAACATCAACAGTGTCAGCAGCAGAGACAGGAAGTAAAGCCAACGTACCGTTCTGCTTGTCCACAGCAAGGAAGGCTCCGTGATCACGACCATACTGGCTATCAGCAATATAACCAGAAAGCTGAGTGTAATAACCAAAGGGATCGTCATCTTTCAGTGTTCCTTCTTTGAACTTTTTGAAAGCGTAAGATGATGTAGACTTTACATCAACAAGAACGCCATCGACAAAAGCATCACGATGACCAAGAATGCCATCAACGTAGACTTCTCCTTGTCTTCCTTCAACCCGGTGGCCTGAGACTTCGGCCAGAAATAGAACAAGCTCTTCAAGTAAATCTCCATAAAGAAATTTGAAATAGGTGCTGGCGTTGAAGTCTTCACCTTTGTAACCATGGGTTTCATACCAGAGTTGCCTGTCTTTCTTACCAAGGTTCGAGAGGCGGAGGGTGCCTTTCCTTTCTTGACGAGGAGAGAGCCTTTCTTTGATGAGCGTCCCAATCCTTTTACCGAAGTCTTCTGCTTGGTCTTCATTTATTTCCACACCTTCCTTTAAGATTTTATAGATGTCACCGACAAGGGTATTGATACTAGCGGTAGTCTCCGTCACCTTGGATCTTCCCTTCTTCTTGTCTCTTCTCAAGCTTCTTAAGATTATGATTGACAACAGAACTCAACGGAAGACCAAAGTAATTGGCCAGACAAGCCACGTACCAGATCACATCACCAAGTTCCTTGTACATCCTTTCCCGAAACTCGGGTGAGTACCCATCACCAAACAAATCAGGCTGGTAATAGACAGGATCTTGGCGAAAGTATTTCTGTAGAAGGGTTGCAACTTCACCAGATTCAGCAAGTAGACCAAACCCAAGATGATGGATGTTACCTTTCTTCAGTGTCTTAAGAGCATTGTGTTGGTACTCATCGAAGTCAAGGTAGAAACTATTCGTCATCGCTAAGTTCCTTAATCAACCTTTCCAGATACCACTTGGCTTTCTTAAGATCTTCCACAGGGCGTTGTTTGTATCGCCAGCGATGGAGGTACTTCTTCACATTCCACTCCAGTCCACCAGTGTAGGCATCCCAAGGCATGTTGTCCTTGAGATACTCTACACATTCGATGGTGCCAGAAGAATAGTGAGAAGGACGATTTACATTATCCTTCTCGTCCATCCTTATTCCTCAATCTCAAATTCAACTTCCTTAGACGACTCAACTTCCTTGGCAGGGGGAAGAGGATCGTAGAAGTTATCACCACCAGCCTTGTATTCGACAAGGTTTACAACCTTCATGGCAGCAAACTTCTTGGTCTTCCCTTCCTCATCCCATTCCAGCATCTTGCCGAACTTGATGATACGGCCATACTGGGGATGGTCATAGGCCCGCCAGTACACGATGCACTCAGAACCATTACCAACCAAGTCAGTCATGGGCTTGCCGAAGGAATCGACAACAACCATGGAAGAGATGTTATTGGTACGGTCAGTCTGGGGGTTACGGAGGGTGATGTACTTTCCACCATTGTTGATCCGTTCCTTCCCTGCCTTGATCTTCTTGTCAAGGCGAAGGTCAACCAGTGCCTTCTCAATCTCAGGAGTGACAGCAAGGTTCACCTCAAAGTGACCAAACTGGGAAGGCTCGTGTACGTGGGCAAAGTAAACATTGGTGCGGAACTCACCGTTCAAAGTCTTTGAAGCAGCCATTTAGATCTCCTGTTAGTTGGTTAGTATCTATAGTGTATCATACTGGTTGATGGTGTCAATGGGTTTCAGCCCAGTTTGAGCCAATCTTATATTCACCATCCAGAGGGCAGTTGAGTTTGAAGTGTTCACCAGTATCCCGAATAGACTGGACCTGTATCCTGCCCAGTATCTCGGCCTGATTCTCCCTCACCTCTGTCTGCCATTCATCATGCACCCAAACAACTTGTTTGAAGTCAAGAGGTTTGGCTGCGTTGTACCACATCACATTGGCAACACGCATAATCACAGTCTCCCCACCCTGAAGGTAAACAGACAGTGCCTTGTGTTCGGACTCAATGCCAAGACGGCGACCATCAAGACCAACCAGATAGCCTCGCTGTGCCGCCATAGCAGCCTTACGTTTCAGTTCCTTCAGTGCAGGAATGGACCGGAGGAAGTTTTCCATGGACCATTCAGCCTGTTGGTGTGAGCAACCAAGGATCTGTGCAACCTTGGCAACTCCAGCACCCAGAAGCCAAGCATAGATAAACGTCTTGGCAGTGGGCCTGTCCTTGCAGAACTCACCAAGAGCATTCTTGTTAAAGGTATGGATATCCCCTTCAAGGAGTGTCTTGGTGTACTCAGGATCATTCATGTAGTGGGCAAGTACCCGAAGTTGTATTCCCGAAGCGTCCGTTCCGCATAGTTTATAGCCTCTTGGGACAGTCCAAGCTGCTCTGCATTCATACGCAAATAGTCCAGATAAGCCTCTCTCATCTGTAATACTTGGGATGTTTGCCATGTTTGGTCCTTGGTGCGCGGCCCGGTGGGTAATGGCACCCGGTAAGATGACTTGTCCATGCACTCTCCCTTCAGTATCCATGCGTTCCAGCCAGTCTTTGGCAGTCTTCCACCTAGTTTCCAGTATCTTCCACTTCTTCAGATCACGGACAGGTGGTGGTGCTGTGTCAGGAATGGTATCCAGATTCTCCTGACAGATCTTCCACGAGTTACCAGACTTGGTTTTAATATACGGCTTCCACCCAACAGAATTAAGACGCTTGACAACTTGTGAGGGTGAGCCAAGGTTGAACTCTTCCACATGATCCTTCAGTCGCTTGCCTGTCTTCTCAGAGTAACGCTCGGTTACGATGGGTGGGAAGAACTCAAGCACTGCCTGCTCAATACGGTCGGCTTCAGCTTTGGCCCCTGTATAAATCTCCATGGCAACCTTTGCATCCAGAAGGAAGCCATTTCGTTTTTGTTGGGACACAATATACTGCATGGAATGTTCCAGCCTGATAGACTTGTCAGAGAAGCCCTTCATCTCCCGGCGAAGGTGGAGAAGAACTTGCTCCGTGATAGTCACATCTTGCTTACAATAAGTCTTCATCTCGTCAGAGTATGCAGACCAATCAGAGAACTCAATCTTTGGAAATCCAAGACGCTTTCCCCATGCGTCAAGGGAATGTCCGTCCATTACCGGGTCACACAGTCGGGACAGGACAAGGGTATCTGTCTGTTTACTGACAGGTATCTTGTACCCCCAAAGTTTCTCAATGATGTACGAGTCATAGTCAATAGAGTTATGACCAATCCACTGAGTAACCTTGGGGACCAAGCGGAGGAAAGTTTCCTTGTCCTTGACGATAATGAAACCAGACTTTCCCACTTCCTTCCCAACCATAAGCCAGATACGGGTGGCATCAAGACCATCAGTTTCAATGTCAAAGACAAGATCCATCAAACAATCTCTGCTTTTTCCAGATAGTTTCCAAAGTGAGTGATAGCACCTTGCATGTCCTGAAGAATTTCAACAAGACGATCATAGTCATCTGCACTGACCAGAATCTTTCCACGATGGTTCGGGATTCTGTGTGCCTCGACCAGTTCATTGACAAGAGTAACCCAAGAGTACAAAGTCTGGTCAGATACATAGTCACCTGACGATGCGTACACTTCAAGACCCTCGGTACTGAGGTTGATATCAATATCAATGGGAATATTAATCATCCTTTTTCTCCTCGTTCTGAACCGGGAGATCCGGCTCTTCTTCCAATAGCCTACCTGATCCCGGCTGATAACGCAAGTGGGTAGCCAGTCCGGTCATACCGTTAAACCTGTTCTTGACTACTCGCACACGTACAATGTGTCGCTCACTAGGGTCGTCAGCTTGTGTGTTTCGTTCAAGGCCAAGAATGATATTGCTAAGTTGGCCGATACCAGCAGTACCACGAATGTCACTGAGCGAAACTTGCGCTCCTTCTTCATGTGATTGTCCATTAGGACTCCTTTTCAAATGCGCAGCCATCAGGATGCAGATGTTAAGTTCAACAGTCAACGTCTTGAGCTTGGTGGCAATCTCATCAAGGGCGCGGCGCTCATCCCCACTCCCCTGATCCGATACAACAATACTGATATGGTCAAGGATGACGTACTTACAGTCCAGTGACCGGACTAAGAAGCGAATAGTAGAAAGAATTTTGTCAATGCTGTTACTACCAAAACTATCGTACAAGAAAAGACGACCGCTGCCCACAGTAGCTTGATAAGCTCCATCAAATTCTTCCTTTGTGTATTCGGTGTCTGGTAGGAACAACCGCTTGTTTGCATGGATAGACATGATACCAAGACCAGTATCACGGATAGGTTCCTCAAGGAAGAGGACACCAATGTTATGCTGAGTACCAGTCAACAGGTGGTAGACAAGCTCACGCATAAACTGGGTCTTGCCAACACCAGTCCCGGCGATAAGTGTAACCAGTTCTCCGGTACGCATACCATAGGTATAGTCCTGTACACCCTTCCATGGGTAGGGCAGAGCTTCGTACTCAGGCTTCTTCAACAACAGATCATAGATGGTAGAGCCAGACACAATACCATCAGGAGTGAAGGGACCAGCGGTACGATGTGCTTCGTAGAAGTCCTTCACATTTCCATGAACAAGGTAGTCTGACGGATCTTTGTGGAGGGACAGCTTCATCAACCGTACCTTCTTAGGATCGAACAGAGAGGCACACTTCTTCATGGCTTCCTGTCCAGCCTTGTCGTTGTCAAAGGCAAAGACAATCTGCTTGAAGCTGTCAACGTACTCATAGTTACGCTTCAGGTCAGAGGAAGCAGATGTTGCTGAAGTCACGGAGACAACAGGTTCATTCAACATCTGGTTGGCAGACAAAGCATCAAGCTCACCTTCCACAATGGTAATGGTACGACCACCAGAAGGGAAAGAGTTTTGTCCAAACAGTTCGGCCTGATTGATCTGGCCTTGGACAGAGAACTCCTTGCCCGGATAGCGTGTCTTGATAGCAACAATCTTGCCATCCTTGTAGTAGGGATACTTCTGGTTCTCCCCTTCTTGCAGAACCTTGTAGGTTTCCACAGTCTTCCTGTCCAGTCTTCGGTCAGGGATAGACGCAATGATACCTGACACCTTGATGTTCTCGGTGACAGGTGTTGGGCTGTGCATATTCACTTCACCTTCCTTCTTAAAGTACTTGTTACAACTGAAGCAATAGTCGTGATCATCATACTGATAGTATGCGTCACTCGAAATCCCACAAGGGCAGGGTAGGTGTTTCCTCCTCCCAGACCTGTTGAGAAGTTTGGGATCTTGATATGATGTCACGGCATTCGTTACAGGGTCCAAAGGTTAAACTCCCATCAGGCTTTCTTTCCAACTTAATCTCATGGTCAGGACAATCTTTATCACACATATGACAACGCATGTCAATGAACCTTTCTTTCCTGTTCTATAGGTTCAAATCCATCTTCTTCATAGACCTCTACCAACCCGAAGATAGACATAAGGAATGACATGAGTTGAGTACTCTCTGGTGTAGTAAGGACAAGCTCTACAGTATCTGTACCATTACTCATCTTTATAACTACACCATCAGATAATGATGTAAGGGTAACTTGTTTACCTGTAAACTTCATCTTATTCTCCTGTCTATGGGTATATATCAACCCGGCGAACCATTGGTATTATTATATCGTTGATTCAGAAATTGTCAATAGGCTTCTGTAACCTATTCAATTCCTTGAGCATTTTCGTGGCTTCTTTCTTGGTCATAAAAAGCTGCCGAACATACCATGTTTCGCCCAGTTTGAAGTCTATTGAGTAATGTTTACCCATGGCTGCATCAGGATATTCTGAGATACGATACTCAATCACGGCGAAAATCCCTCATTGCCTGTCGTTGCCAGTACCTGACCTCATCTAACAACTCGTCTATTTGCTCATGCAGGGAAAGGATGATGGCATCTTTCTTCTGCCTCTCCTGTTGCAATTTGATAAAGTCAGCTTCACTTACGTTGTTGTACGGGTTCATCTTCATCCTCCTTCTCCGACCAGTACCGACAATAGAAATGATCACCCATCTTATCAATCAGGTGTTGTGGATACCCTTCTTCCACCAACCACTGCAAGGTACGTGACTGATGTTCAGGTGGGATTCTTTTGGGAAACCCATACTTCCACCCCTCTGGTGGATCAATCATCAAACGCTTTGGATCAAGTGACATCAATGACCTCCACAGTATGACCAAGGTGTTCAAGGATACGCTTGTACACATCAGTACGAGGATAGTTTACTCCGTCATAACAGTGAGCAATGGGAGTCAACTCCAGTGTCAGCACCCCATCAATCCAGACGTTAGCCCCTTCTGCATAGTCTGATCCACAAGTCTCACAATCCCAATCATCTACCAACCATTCGATCTTGAGTTTCACTTTCCCTCCAGTGGCGCGGGCAATACTATCTCACCCTCAACCATCTCGACCCAATCATCGAACTCTATGCGACACGCATTTGGCCACGCGTTGATGGCTGCGGCGAGTGCAACGCTTGTGCAAACATCACATTCACAGCCATTGTTAGCCTTGCTGAAAGTATGGACAACTTGAAGCGGGATTTGCTCTGGCTTAATCATTTGGGACATAGATAGCTCCTGTGCTTACCAAGTCCATGAAGGTACGTTGATAGTGACCCTGCAACTGCCACAACAGGCCAGTCTCGTACAGTTCTTGGAACATATCCACCATCTCATCTTCCTCAAGGATACCCGCCTCGTAGTCAATGATTTGGGACATCAAGTTCATTGGGTTAGCCATGTGTAAACTCCCTATAGTTATACTTAGGATTACAGATACCAGTCACCTTCGGCAAGGTAATAATATTGGTAAGCTGAACTTCTTGTTTGTTCTTCAGTTCATAGAACTTGTGATTGCTCATACCGAACCTGAACCTACGGTGGGCAGACAAGACTTTGTTTCTGGTCATACCCATCAGTTTGGCAATCTTACCATAAGACATGCCACCACGATGGTAGTCATGTACTTGCTTCACCCACTCCATCACACACCCTCCACAGGTAGGGCTGCAACCATGGTCTTGGTCCATACGTCAAGATCTTGGATGGCTTCTTCCACCTGAGTACGCTTGTACTTCTTCCCCGTATACTCCCCGGCGATGGCCAGCATCTTTGTCAGGTTGACGCCACGAGTAGGCTTCATCTTGAACTTCTGCCATCCAAGCAAGGCATGGCGTACCGTCCTTGCCCGGAATAAATGTGTGGCATCCTTCCCAACATATGTTGTGATGTCACCTTCTGCATTGACAGCAATGTAAGAATCATCAGAGGTAGTCATAGTCAATCTCCTTCTCCCGATAAGAACTGTAGTCGTTCTCACTGATGGCATTATCCAAAGTCCACCACTTGTCATGGTGAGTCACAGTGTACCCTCCCCCGGCCTTGTCACAGTCAGCCTCGGCTTCTGCTAGGGTGTGGTACACACCGTCCAAAGTTTCCCACCCAAGGTGTGCCTTATGAGAGGACACCCACCACTTCCCGTCAAACATTTCCGTGATTACGTATCTCATCATCATGCTCCAGTTGATTGATCAACCACAAACCCAGACTTGTCATGCTTGGCCTTACCCTTGGCATACAAGCCCACGATAACACCCCGAGGATCAAGGAATCGTAAGTCAGTCTCATCCCCGTCAATGGCACCTGATAGCTGTCGCAATTCTTTGGTGCGATATACCACTGCCATATTGACACCAGTCTTGATATGTGCCAGACGCACCGCCTCGGCATACTCCTGATTAGCACCACTATAACTCAATGTCAAGTGGTAGTTGTCAGGTAGTTTGGTATAGGCTCGCTTGTATACCTTGGTATAGTCATAGTACTGGACTTGGGGAAACTTACTGAATAGCTCTGGTGCCACCACTTCCCACATGATGTCACTCGTACCATTAAGTCTGACGGCGGGTTTCTTCCCCACCTTAAGACAATACTTGACAAACCCGGCAATGTCAGTCTCAAGCTGCCGGATAAACCCCTGACGATCTGTGAAGAACCATTTGGTTTTACGGATTCGTGCAAGCTGCACATTGTTAAATCTGCCTCGGCCTGACAGATTGAGACACGGATTTTTGCAACCCGCCATGACAGCGAAGGCACAGACATTCCCCGCCCCGGACAAGTCTGCTGGTGCAAGATACATGATAGCCGTAAGATACTCACTTGCTTTATCCCCCTTGACAGTCTTGGCATTTGTGCCAACAGACAGTAGCTTACCCTTCCACATTGTCAACCTCCTGTTTCCGATTATCTAATCATATCAGATACTTAGCGTATGTCAAGTACTTAGTCGTTTACATTTGCGCCGTTTGACATAGACAGGAATCAACCCGCCCTTGCTGTTACACTTGTACCTGACCACACGGTACAGCATTTTATCACTTGACTTTTTCAATGAGGCCATCGCGCATCCATACCTGTGCAAAGAACTCTCTGCCCAGCCCTGTGATATGTGGCCGATTAGCCACAGTCAACATTCCATTATCCTGATACTCAGGCCCGAACATGGACGTTTCAGTATACCTGAGACGCTTGCCCACATTCTCCTTCAGTATCTTCTTGCTCGGATAGTTTACCACCAGTGTCATCACACTTCCTCCACTTCAAAGACAACAGTTTCACCCTCTACCCTGTACTGGATATGTCCAGACAGTAGACTATACGCCACATTCTGGGACAGACCATACCCCTTGGATATTATCTCCACCATCTTGTTAATATCAGACAGCATACCTACCTTGGCCCACTCAAGGAGCCCCGGTGTGTACACCAGACCACTGCTATGCAAACGATACTCAGTCATCACTTGTACTCCCACCATGGAGGATTAAGACCTACTTCTTCATCAATAGGTTCATCAGCCTCATAGTTCCAGTTATCCAGAACCTCACGACGATACCTACTCAGCTTCTCCTCAACACACTCCTCACACACCCGACACAAGGGAATACCCCTTGCATCATACTCCCACCAACTATTTTCTTCTGTATGTTGCTGATGATCACACATCTTACCCTCCCT